AAATGAAGGATGATACATTTACATGGAAAGATTTAACTACCGGATTCAATGAAAAAAATATAGATACATTTAATCCGAATGATAATATTTTATATGAATTAAGTGAATTATATAATGTCAATGAAAATAATCCTGCAAAATTAAATAAATTTTTATTTAATAAAGCTATTATTGATTATATAGATCCAAGTGAATCTGAAGATATATTAATTGGCATGAGCATTGACGATGTTAATAAAAAAAAATATACTCATATGGAAATACATGAATCATTAATATTAGGTGTTATGGGAAACCTAGTTATTTTTCCTGAAAATAATCCAGCTACTCGCGATTCTTTCTCTTGTGTTCAAAGTAAACAAGCTACATCATTATATCATACAAATTATCAATTACGTATGGATAAAAGCTCAATTGTGTTAGATTACGGACAAACTCCTTTAGTTAAATCTCGTTATTTTGAATATATTAATAATGAAAATATTTATGGAGAAAATGTTATTGTAGCTGTTATGTGTTATACTGGATATAATGTTGAAGATGCATTATTAATAAATAAAGGTTCTATTGATAGAGGGTTGTTTAGCACTACATATTATACTACGTATGAATCGCATGAAGAAACAAGCATATCTGATAATGACACTGTTAAATTGTTATTTAATAATATAGTAAATAATCCCTCGATTATTAATACTAATCAAGATTATGACTATACTAAATTAGATGATTTTGGTATTATTAAAGAAAATACACCAATTGACAAAGAAACTGTATTAATTGGATTAACCTCTAGTAATAGTAAAGATTCGACTAATATGCAACAAGATATGTCTACTAAAACAAAAAAAGGTCAATCTGGAGTGGTAGATAAGAGTTTTATTACTGATAGTGATGAGGGAAATAGAATTGCAAAAGTGAGAATTAGAGAACAACGCACACCTTGTATTGGAGATAAATTGGGTTCTAGAGCGGGACAAAAAGGAACGGTCGGGTTAATTATACCAGAAGTTGATATGCCATATACCAAATCTGGAGTTCGTCCTGATATTATTATAAATCCTCACGCAATACCATCTAGAATGACAATTGGACAATTTGTAGAAACATTGACGGGTAAAGCATGCGCAATGTATGGCTCATTTGGCGATAGCACTGCTTTTAATAATAAAGGTTCGAAAATAGGATATTTTGGTAATTTATTATCCAAAGTAGGTTTTCATTCAAGTGGAAATGAAATAATGTATAATGGAATGACAGGTGAACAACTTGATTCTGAAATATTTATGGGACCTAATTATTATATGCGTTTAAAACAGATGGTTAAAGATAAAATTAATGCTCGTAATACTGGTAAAAATAATCATTTAACTAAACAACCAGTTAGTGGTAGAGCACAAGGAGGTGGATTAAGAATTGGTGAAATGGAACGTGATTCGATAATTGGACATGGTATTTCCGAGTTTTTAAGAGAGTCTATGATGGAACGTTCAGACAATTACTTTGTATCTGTTTGTAATAATTCTGGTATGTTGGCAATTTATAACCCTAATAATGATTTATTTATTAGTCCTATGGCTGATGGTCCAATTAAATATACTAATAATATCGATAGCAGTGAAGAAAATATCCAACAAATTACAAAATATGGTAGAAGTTTTAGCGTGATTAATGTTCCTTATTCATTTAAGTTACTTATGCAAGAATTACAATCTATGAATGTTCAAATGCGTATTATTACTGAAGACAATATTAATCAAATTGAAAATTTATCATTTTCAAATAATATTAATAAACTTTTATTTACCGATGATACTGATTTTACAGAAGATATTAGTAACAAACTAATGCAAGCCAGGAATAAAGATAAAACATATTTAGATACACCAGATGACGAACTTATTCCAAATAGTCCTGACAAACCAGATAGTCCTCTATATGACCCAAATAGTTCTGTATCCCCCTATTCTACGGACAACGAAGAAAAACTTTCAATGGAATCTCCTCCATGGGCACCTAAAGATTCTCAGCAATATAATACAAATAGTCCTGGTTCCCCCGATTCTACTGACAATGAAGAAAAACTTTCAATGGACTCTCCTCCATGGGCACCTGGTGGTTCTCGCAGTAAAGGTATATTAGGAGGGACCGCTATTAAAGAAGAAAATGAAGAATATAATGTAGGAGATGTTGTTTATTATCGAGGAGATAATAATAAAAAACGATTGTGGATGATTAAAAGTATAGGTAATAAAGTTATGACTATAGAAACCGAAACAATTGACGGTTTAAACCCAGATGAATATACAAAAATAGTAACCGAATTAGATATTTATAAAGCTGATAATATTCATTTTGAACATAATATTGATAATTTTGATAATTTTGATAATATTGATAATATTGATAATTTTGATAATATTGATAATACAGATAATTTTGATAATAATAAAATAACAAATCAAGTAAATGACCTAAAATTAAATAATGTAAATTCAAATGACACAGTTCCTAGTATTCATTTTGCCCCAATAATAATAAATGGGGATAATAGTCAAATTCCTGAACAATTAACTACGCAAATTCCCACACAAATTCCTACGCAAATTCCTACAGATTTTTCTGGAGGAGAAAATTCTTTTATAAAAATAGATGAAGACTCAAGTAATATAAATCAACTTAATAATGATATTATGGATAAAGATTTCTTTAAGAATTTTCAAATTAAAAAAACCGGATAATTTCAAATATAAAAAATTGAATTAAAAGTATAAATATATATTATCAAATATATATATATAATGAATAAGAATAGTAATATAATTTTAAGTTTATATAAATCTAGAAATACTATGGTAGAAATTTTAGATTATCAAGGTTATGATATGAGTAAATATATTACATTTAGTATCAATGAAATAGATGCCATGTATAATAATAATCAGTTAGATTTTATGGCAGAGAATCACTCTACACATAAAAAAACATTTGTTAAATATCATTTACATACGAAGCAACTAAAAAAAAATATTCTAGAAGAAATGATTCAAGAATTATTTTATATAGAAAAAATCTTAACAAAAGATGATACTTTAGTTGTTATTGTCGATGATGAACCAAACGATACAATTATAACAGAAATTAAATATTTATATGATAAGCGCGGTATATTTGTTGTCTTGCACAAAATTAAGCGATTACAATTTAATATATTAAATCATACACTCGTACCTAAATGTGACGTATTAAATGTCGATGATATTACTGCTTTTAAAAAGCAATATAATATTCTTGATATTAATAAAATCCCTGAAATTTCTAGATTTGATCCGCAAGCATTAGCTATGTCATTACGACCTGGACAAGTTTGTAAATTTCACAGAAATAGTATAACCAGTATGGAGAACTTATATTATCGTATATGTATTTAATTTTTATATAATATTATATTATATATAATAATTTAAATATGAATGAAAGATGCGCTATATTATCCGATAAATTTAAAGTATATCCAAATTATAATGAAATATATTTGGAAAATACTATGAGTAATTTAGACGTTAGACTTGGTAAAGGATGGACCGATTCCGAAGGTGTTAAAGTTAATACTTGGGAAATTAAAAAAGATTTAGACCATACCAGTGATCTGAATTGTTTAATGAAATATAAAAATGATACTAAAAAAAAATTTAATCAAAATAAAGATTTAGATGTAACTAAAATTATAAATAGCACGAATCGATTAAAGTTTGATATTCAGGATTATGACCGTTCTATTAAGAGTGTTAGTGATCTTGAAAAATCAAAACGATATTATGAAAATACTAGACTTGAACATATGAATCAAGAAATGGAAATGGAACGTAAAATGAATAAAAAGTTATTAGATGATTTTGTTAAAAGAGCTCGACAAGAACGTATGAATTTACAAGATGAATTTGATAAACGGTTAGATAGAGTTTATGACCAAAATGACCGTGACTTAACGGAAGAAAGTAGAAAACATAAATCTAATGTTAATTCTTTAAATAATAAATTTGATTCAGATGTTACTGATATTAAAGATAAATTTAAAACTATTATAAATAATAGAAATGATACTATTAATAAATTATCAAAAAATTCGAATACTATGGAAGATAAATATATATCAATATTAGAAACATCAAACACAATTAATAAGCAAAAACAATTAAATTTTGATTCATTAGAAGATATTAATCAAGCGAATACAATTAAATATGATAATATATATAATAAAAATTTAAGGTTAGAACGAGTTGCACGTAACTCTCATAACAGTTTAGTTGGTGAAAACATTAAAGAAAAAATAGATAATGATATGTATTTAATTAATCGCATTCAAAGTAATCGGGAAAATTTTACTAATAATAAAGAAATAAATTATTTTTTATATTTATTATTTAGCTTAGGCGCAATTACATCATTGGTATTATTAAAAAAAAAAATATAAATATATACTATTATTTACATCTAGTTATCATTTTTATGGTTATTTTTTCATTTGCTTTACCAATCCATATTTTAAAATATAAATTTTTAATACCCGCGGTCCTTTATACAATTTGGGTTATTTTTGGTGGTTGTCCAATAAGTAAATCGCATAATAATAAGAATAAAAAAGAGGATGACGAAAAACCTGTTTTTTTATTTATCAATCATATGATATAACTGCATTATTATTAGTTTCATTAGGTATAATTGCCGATGTAAGATTTTTATATAATTTTTAAATCAAAATAATTTAATGAATAATAATATAATTACTATATATATATTATTATTTAATGAAATCTAAATTATTTGTTATATCTATATTAGCTATATTATTATATATAATTTATTATGTGTTTAACGTGAAAACCAATGTGGAAAATTACGTAAGTCGTAATAATGTTTTTATTATATATAATTTAGATGTACAAAATAATTATAATGTTAAAACTACACTAGATCGTTCTAATAGTTTCGATAAAATATGTTTAACTACTTATAGTGGTCATTTACTTCATATTCATATAAATGAGGGGGTTGAAATAATTAAAGATTTTTTTAACGGACTTGATTTAATTACCAAAGCTAATATTAAATCTATTACATTTCCGGATAGTTTAAAAAGAATTGAAAAAAATGCATTTGCACAATTGACTAGTATTGATAATTTAATTTTTCCATCAAATTTAGAATATATAGGTGAAAACGCATTTCTAAATTGTAATTCTTTAATAACGATTACATACAATAAAGATGTAGATTTTATACATGCTTCTGCTTTTGCTAATACACAAGTTAAAATTAAAAAAGATTTTAATATATTAAAAATTAATAATAAAAATAATAATTATACCGACAATGATCCTCGCGAATATGAATTTAGATTATATCATGCTACGAAATCAAAATATGCTGGTTCAAATATATTAGGTAATGGTGGTGAATTCTTTATATATAATCAACGATATGATCGAGTATTTCGAATGGATGGCACTAGACATATTGGCACTGGATACAATAAAAAATCTCTACCAAATATGTTAAATGTTACTGGTTATGGTTATGAAAAATTTGTAATAACAAAACTAAATGATAATACTTCAAAACAAAGTAAGGTTCCTCAATACAGTATATATAATAGACATCATCGGAAATTTCTGCTAGGAAACTTGTCAGGACACGCAGTCTCTGCAACAAACCCTATAAATATGCCAATGCCGACAGCTTATACCCGAGAAAGATGGGAAATTCATCCTGTTCCAGGTAAAATAAATACTTTTTATATAAAAAATGCTAAAGCGGACTCTAGATATAGGGGCAGATACATAAACATTCATAGTAATTATCATTTATATTTTTGGAAACCTAATGAAAATCAACACGCAAGAAATCAAAAAATATATAGTAACCCGTCACCTCCTGCTATTACATTAACTAATCAAGGACAAGAATTAATAAATAATGTACAAAATTATACTGACAACATAATTAAATTAATTCAACAAAATACCGAAGACATTGCTACTGAAATATTGAATCCTAATAATTTGGTTATTTCTTTTAATGGTGAATTGACTACTAATTATATATTAAATCAATATGGTCCTATAAAAGATGCTACTGTAGTATTAAATGAAGGTATTACTTCCTTGCAAAGTTCATTATTTAAAGATAATACATATATAACAACGATTATTATTCCAACAACAGTTACGCGTATACATGACAAATGTTTCTACGGTTGCGCTAACTTGAATAAAATATTGTTTGTTCCTGGTTCTAAATTAAAATATATTTATCCATTAGCTTTTTATAATTGTAATAGTTTAACTCAAATGTATTTCCCTAATGATTTAGAAATTATTGGTGCGTGGGCTTTTTTATCATGTGAAAAATTAAATGATGTATATTTTAATTACAATAGTAAAATTAAATATATTGACAATGATGCTTTTACATCTGTTTCAAATTTTTATGCTCCTCCTCAAATGAAATATATTTATACACAAAAACGAAGAATGCCTGCTCCTCAACAGTATATAAAGATTACGGCTCATCCAATTGTCAATATACCTAGCAATAAACAAAAAACATATATAACAAATTCTATAATAAATGATGATATAGATAATTATCTTAAAGATGTAGAAAGAAGAGTAAAAATATCAGATAAAGGCAAATATCGTTTATTTCAAATAAATAATGATTGTTCTATTCAAATTCAATCTCTCAGTGGTAAAAAAATAAATTCGAAAGTGTTACTAGTTGCTGCTGGTGGTATGGGCGGAAATGATATTCGTATGTTTGGATCAGCCGGTGGGGGTGCGGGTGAAGTAGCAATAGGTAGTTATGATTGGACAAGTAATACAATATATAACATTGACATAGGAAGCCCAATCCGTGGAAAATCGGGTCAGAATAGCTATATAAGAGATAATGGTAAAAATATTATTGAAGTATGGGGCGGCGGACGTGGCGCGTCAAATAAGAACACAGCTCATGATTCATTTAACCGAAAAGATATAGGCGGGGGATCAGGGGGCTCTCTGGCAGGCGACGGGCCACCAGCTGTTGATACAGATGCTAAAAAAGCAAAAAATAGAAGTGAATATTTAAGTTTCTATTCTAATAAAGGTGGTGGTGCTGCCCAAGGTGGTGGTGGAGGTGGTGGTGCTGGTGGTGTTGGTGGAAAGGGTAATGGTTATACTGGTGGTGCGGGTGGTGTTGGAATTAAATGGCCAATTAACGATCAATGGTATGGTGGTGGTGGTGCTGGCCAAGGTGTTGTTTTTTGGGGGAGGAACATGGCGAATAAAGCTGCTGGAGGTAAAGGTGGTGGTGGAGGTGGTGGTAATTGGAGCGGAACTCCTAATACCGGTGGCGGAGGTTCATCTGCTAAGGGCAGAACAGGTGAAGGAGGATATGGTGGTTCGGGTGTATGTATATTTGCCTTCAATAAGTCTTTATTTGATAATAAGGAAATTATGGTCAATATAATAACAGATAAGAATAATGATACAATTATATATAATAAAGACTCTATTGATGTAAAATCATAAAATACAAAATGTGTCACCTATCAAAACA